CAAGACAGCCCCTCTGTTGAGAGCTTCAACAACTGGTCCGTTGTGCCAGACGGTTGCGCCGTCAACAAGACGGAAGCCGCCAATGAGATCATCTTCATCCGTTTCGATAGTAATGTTTACTCGGATAAGTTCTCTACCTGCCTGAGCACATGCTTGCTCTACAGAGAAGGTCTTACCATTACCAGACAGTCCAGTTATGAATGCTGGATAGAATATTTTAGACTTAATGATCTTACTAAGATCAGTAAAGTTACCGAACTTCACATAAGTCTCATCAATTGCTGGAACTAGATCTTGCTCTACATTAGGTAGAACAGTAGGACTAGCAATTGCTTTCTCTAGAATCTCTCTACCTTCCTCTACGGTAAGGTTCCAAGACCCACGCTTAACTTGGTATGATTTTAACTTACGTGCCACTGTAGGATATGCTACATCACGAGCACTTGCAAACTTCCTTACATGAGAGGCATCTATCTCATTACCAAACTCTTCACGAAGTTCATCAACGAAGTTGACTGATAGTTTTCTCTCGAAAGGCATAATGAAAATGTTTTTGTGTATGTACGTAGTATAGCAATAAAAAACCCCCTGTTAAGGGGGTATGTGCCACTTTGTTTACTGGTCTAGTCGTCAGTATTATACTGTGGGAAATTGCAAGTGCGATAGGTTCCTTTTGTTTTACCATCAACCCTACCTAGTCTCTCCTTACGTGTTTCAGGTTTAGCTAAGATCTCAGATCTTACTTTTGCTGACTTTTCACGGAGAACCTCTTCATCCCAGACACCATTCTCATGAGCCCAGTTGTGTGAGATAGATGCATAGTCTGCAAAAGTATTATACTCTTGCAAGAATCTATGTGCTATCTTGTAGTGAGAATTACCACCACCAGTGTTACTAACATATAAGTTAATTGGTTTCTTGGTACACTCCTGCTCTAACCAGGTTTTAAAGTCATTCTCCTGTTGAGTAGAAAGAGTCTTACCATTGGCATCAACACCGATCTCAATAAGAACTAAGAGTGTGGTAAGACCATGGATCAAATCATCACGATATTTGAATACCGAAACGATTTCATTTCCCTTGTCATCCGTAGTTTTACACTTAGAAGGTGTTCCCCATGTACGACGAATGAAGTTCACTGCCTTATTGATGAATGCACCGTAGTCCACTTCATCAGTATCGTATTGCTTAATGCACTTATCGAAACGAGTTGCACCTGATGTTGCTAAGCTATCTCCATCGAGATCTCCTAGTCCATCAACCTGCAAGTTGCAGGATGTAAGACGGTTGTTGAATTGAACTGCTTGAGGTTCATCAAAGCACAAACCAGCACGATACTTATCGATCATGCTAGGATTCTTACGCTGTGTATTATATGCGTGAAAGAGTTCACCTTCAACTCTGATGCACTCTTCTTTCGACCTATCCTCAGGATGATAGAGGACATTACATTTGATTTTGTCCACCGCCTCGCTATAAATGGCAAGACCCGCCGTGTGTTGTCCGTCGATGACTAGTTTATGACCACCTAATGCTTTGGGTCTAACTGCCACCACAACGTCACGAGCGAGTTGGTGATTGAATATTTTGTAACTATTCAGAGCGTTTACTGAAAACTGTCTCTGATAGAATTGACTAATTGCTAGATCGTTTGGATCTAATTCCTCTTCTACAAGAGGTTCTTTACCTTCTGCTATTCCTTTAGCAAGTTTGGTAAATTTTTTGGCTTGTTCTAGTTCTGTGATAAGATCACGGATACTGCGAATCCGATCCTGTTGCTTTAAATAAGACATGATACTTCCTTTTGGGGATAAGTTTGAATTTGGTTTCTTGGCAGCGATCTGGGGTTACCAGGACTGTAGAAGTGTGGAGATTGATTAAAGCGACTGGGGTTACCAGAGACTTTTATCAATCTGACAATATTATATAGCATTTGGATTGTTTACGCAACCCCATGCTGTTCGGATAACCGAACATCACGCTATACGTTCAACGAATGAAGTAAGAATTTTCTTATTCATTGTCTTAGACTTGAGTGTCTTAGCAAATGCTCTCTTGATTTGTGCCTTTGTAGCATCTTCTTGTACTTCAAAGTCCACTTCATTGTCAAGAGCACCAGTGAACAATGCATATTGTACACTATAAGCTGAAGAAGTGCAAATGAATGACCTTGACTTCTTCCACTCAGTGTCAGCATCTGCCCACGCTGATATATTATGACCTAAGCACTGACGCTTGAATCTATTCCACTCGTTACCATTAAGAAGACGGATGTTCATAATCTCACATTGTGGGAACCTATTACGAAGTTGAGTAATGAAAGTATTAGTCTGATCATACCCATCAAGGAATTGATGTGACTGTCCAGTTACACGATCACGTAAGAATGTGTTGTGATCAATTCTACCACGGATAACAGTTGACTCACCAGTTCTATAATGCTTAACCTTCTTACCATAACCTACAGGATAACCCTCACCATCAGTTAAATTCATAACATGAACTTTCTGAGAACCTGTACGCTTTTGGAATGCAGGAATAATATCATTCATAGCTACCATTGCTTCATTAAGAGGAGTACCACCTAATTGTAATTGGTAAGGACCACCAGCACCACCGCCAGCAAAAGCAGATGCAAGACGGAATAAGTTCTTTGCTTGTCTATCATGCTTACGATTATTAGCACTGCTAGTTAATACGTTAACCATATTAAAGTTGTGACATACAATCTTACCTTCTGCTGAAGCATCCTCATGTATGTAATGTTCTTGCTTCTTATAAGAATCGGAGAAGAGATATACATCATAAGCAATTCCAACCTTACGACAGAATGATACTAATGTAAGTAACTGCTTCATGGTTGACCTGATGCTATGGTGCATAGACCCAGACCAATCTAAGTTAAAGATTAATCCATGGTTCTTACCCTCAGGAAGAGTAGTTACTTTTCTGAAAAGATCTTCGTTATATTTGTAAGTGTGAAGCTTCGCTGTATCGAGAACCCCAGTGCGACTAGTAGTAGCACGAGCATAACTGTCAGCTGCTTTCTTACACTCAAACTCCTTAACCAAATAGTTGACTTCCTTATTTGCTGAAACTTTATACTTATTATACTCATCATCAATCCCTCTTAAGTTTCTTGTGTACTGCCTAGAGAGCATTAATTCATACTCATCAGCATAATCTTGCTGTGATTCTAATTCTTCCTTCTGACTGTAGTAGCTATCTAGTACATCAGATACTTCTTTATTTGAAATTACAACATCACCAACTGTCTTAGGGATTTCAACATAGTTAAGTTCAGGTGCATCTTTCTTAACCAAATCTTTAAGTGCTTCCTCAAGATGATCAGCAGTCGTAACTTTTGGTTCAGATTTAAGAGGACCATCATTCCTACCTGCTTGACTGCCACCACTAGGACCTTCCTCACTTTGATTTTGTTCCTGAAGTTGCTGCTCTAAATGCTGTTCTACTTCAGACTGCTGATCTTCATACTCAGTATCATCCTTACCTAAATCAGGTCTTCCTTCTTGCTCTTGTTCTTGATCACCACCACCCTCTTGTCCATCAAGGGGCAACTCCTGTTGAACACCTTTCTCCTCTGCATTCTCTTTATCCTTTGCTTCTTGCTCTGCAGCAGAGTATGCATAGATCCTTTTAGCAAGAGAAATAGCATCTTCAAACTTCTCTAACTTGTTAGCAGCATCAAGGAACTCTTGCTCAGTTGAATCAAAAGGAACAGTAACAAAGTTACCAATCTTGAAATGTATATTCAGTCTATCTGCAAGATTAAACTCAGTAAGGTCTTTACCCTCAACCTGAAAGAAGTCCTCATCAGAGAGGATCTCATACCCCTTATAGAAGGTCTTAGCAAGACCACCGTACCTACGCTTCATCAACTTCTCAATTCTTATATCCTCACATACATTAACAAACTGCATTGGAACCTCACCTTCCCACCCCCACTCATTAGGAGTGTAGAGTGCGTGACCAACCTCATGGGCAATCAAGGAATCTACCACTGAATTATCACGGTGAGACCATTGTGGGAGTGTTAATACTCTAGTCTCAACATTGAACTGGGCGGTACTGACTTGACGGTGCTCTACAATCAAGTCCTCTTGGGCAAGTAATTTTGCTAGTGATTCCTTGACTAAGTTCATGGGGTTCCTCGTGTATGTACATACTATAAGACCCCTTCCGTCTGGAAGAGGTCTTGAGTAGACACTTTATCAACTGGTTGCGTCTAGCTCTTGCTTGGCGCAACGCCTGTGGTTTTAGTTTTCGTTTTGCATCCTTCTTTGAGTGATGCTGCCAATTGGGAACTTTCATTGAGCTTCTCCAGAGCAGTTAGGAGTTCAGGTGTTTCTTCCCACGACCACTCTTGGTTGTGCTGTGGGTTCTTCTTCTCGATCGTATGGGACTTGAGGGTCATAAGATACGTGCGTACACATACCATAATACACCACCTGTCAAGGCTGTGTCAAGTAGCACCAGTGTCATATTTATTAACATTACCCTGCTGAATCCTTTTTGAAGGTGAGAGAGTGTCCACCACCTAGGTTAGCAGTCCATGTTTGATTAGCATGGAAGTGCTCAAGAACGTGATCGAACTTATGATTAAGAGCATCCATCTTTGCAATAAGATCAAGATGGTCTTGTCTGCTCCAGTCATGCTGGACATAACTTTGATGATGCAGTCCACCATTAGGTGAAGTAGCAGGGTTCATATTGGGATCATTATACCCACCAGTACCAGGATAATTCATTGGGGGTTTAGTTGGATTTTCTCCGTGACCTGATTCAAATAGATGCCTTTGATCTTCTGGTACTGGATTCTCAATCTTTTCTGGAACCAACCCTGGTCCACCATCGGATATATCATTGCCTGGTATTGCATTACCTGAAGTTAAATTGCCATTGGGTACTGGAACACCAGCGATACCGCCTGAATATGTCATAATAGAAATTGGTAGTGGTTATATTTATTCTTCTCTAGTGATAACTGAGAAGTTTTGTTGCTTTGTAACTTTAAGAGTAGAAGCAAATTTGTCTTGTAGTGCATCAGTCTTGTGAGATATCACAAAGACATTAGTACTATCAGATACTGTATGTAAAATCTTTAAGAAGTCATCAGTACCAGATGTATCCAAACTACTGTCAAAGATTTCATCAAGTACCAACAGGTTAGTGTTAGCACTGTTCTTCATCTTAGCAATAGTTCTCCAAGTAAAGAGAAGTGCAAGGTCAATCCTCATCTTCTCTCCTTCAGAGAAGGAAGCATAACAGAACTCATCTCTGAACCTAGACTTGATAGTCTCTATAAAATTCTCATCAAGATCAAAGGACACATAGAAATCTAGTTCCTTAAGATACCTATTGATTAACTGATTCATGACAGGTAAGTATCTTTTAATAATCCCTGCCTTGATACCAGTATCCTTTAGCATATTAAAAACTACATCATGGTTATCCCGAACTCTCTTATTGATAGATAACTCACTTCCAAGTTCCATCCCTTCATGAGCTAATGTTTTTAATGTATCCTTCTCTCTATCAAGATTGTCAGACTGAGGAGAAGACATCTTCTTTTCAATCTTCTTAATCTCTTTCTTTCTCCACTGAATCTCTTTATTACATTCACTAATCTTTTGCTGAACACCCATGAGTTCAGTTATAACCAATTGCTTCTCAGACACTTGGTTGAGAATAGATTTTAACTTACCATCTAATGCAACTGATGCTTTCTCTATTTCATCGATGGACGAAGTAATTTCAACTTTCTTATTAGCTCTAACATCTTCTGTGATGATGGACTTGCAAGTCGGACAACTATCATTTTTCTCAAAAAATTTAAGTTCTTTTTTGAATGCTTTCTTTCGATCAGTAAACCTAGATTCATATAGTCTAAGTTGTGATACCTCTTCTTCAACATTCCCGTAACTATCTAGGCTTTTCTCATGTGATGCAGACACCTCTAATCCATCAGCAACCTTAGTCATAAGACGGGATATCTCACCCTCTATTCCTTCTATCTCTTCTCTACCTGCTGCTTGATTAGCACTGGATTGTTCTGTGAGATCAGCAATAAACCTTTGCTGCATCTCCACCTTCTCTTTTATAAGTTCAAACTTATACTCAGCATCCCTAATAATTTCTTTAACCCCTTTAGCTTTCTCCTTGAGAAGATTATTCATAGTAGAGAAGATACGAATATCAAGAAGATCTTCAATAACTTCTCTCCTATTAGGGGGTGTAAGTTGCATGAAAGGAACAAAACTAGATGATCCTAAGACCACCACCTGAGTAAATGACTTGTAGTTCAGTCTCAGGATACTCTGTTCCAGATGCTTCTGCTGTTCTATGGAAGATGCTTCTTGGTTAAGCATCTCATCGTTAAGGTATATCTCAAATACTCCAGGTTTAATACCTCGACGTACCATATAGTTACGGGAACCAATGGAGAAATCTACCTCAACTAAGCAGTCCTTTTCATTAACTGCATTGATCAATTGACCTTTAGTTATTTTACGAAAAGGTTTGTTGAACAAAGCAAAGCACATGGCATCCAGGAATGTGGATTTGCCAGCACCGTTTGTACCAACGATTAAGGTGGCAGGACTAGAATCTAATTTGATCTCACTGAATACATTCCCCGTTGATAGAAAATTCTTCCAACGGATTGATTTAAAAAGGATCATCTAATCTCTAGGCGGTACCACAATGTCATCAGGAGTTACCACATAGTATTCGTGACCATGGGTAACACAGGCATGAATGATCTCTCTATCATCCACCTCAACTACTGACATCTCTGGGAAGTCATCAGCCTCCAGAAGTCCAGCATAGCGTACTGCGTCGTCTTTGTCAAGGAACATGTAGACTAATTGTTTATCATTCTCTGCATTGATGGCATAGGCACCTTCATTCTCTTTGCCCTTGATCGCCAGTATGTGCATCATGCTATCTCCAGTGCTTCAATATAAAGTGATTTTAAAATAGACTTAAGTGCAGGTTTATCAGAGTGTTCAATATCATCAACATACTTCTCTAGTATAGTCAAGGTATCTTCCCTTTCGATATCAATCTCTTCGTTCAAATCTTGTTCAAAGGAAGGGTCTTCAATAACTTTTATCTCATGGACACCAGCAGCATATAACTGACTAATAAAAAATTCAAACTTACTAGAATCTGTCTTCTTATCAACAATAATCTTTATAAAATTATTGGTATAATCTGCGTAATCAAATCTACTACTATTTAACTTATCTTCATTGTAATAGATCTTAGCATAGATCTCATAAGGGTTCGGTATATACTCTAGCTTCTGAGTATTAGTATCGAAGATATGGAACCCACGTTTAGAGTTATAATCATTCCAATAGATCTGATATGGATTACCTAAGTATGTTATATTTTCTTTAGTACTCTTCTGATGATAATGTCCTGAGAATACCTTTTCAAATTTCTTATATGGAGAAGTAGGATTACCATGATCCATGATGTATCCTCTATGTGCCTCAAACCCATTGAGTTCTAGGTGACCCATTGCTACTGGACATTCACTCTGTTCAATGAGAGCATAGGTCTCATCACTATTCTCACTGTTGATCCAAGGAATGAATAGGATAGGTAAACCACCTATCATAACCTCAGTAGCTTTATCATAGATCTTAATATTATCATACTCACCAAGGACACTCTCAAGTGTATTGACCTTATTGGTGTCTTTAAAATACGCAGTGTGATTCCCAACTAAAGAATGGATTGTAATACCCATCTCTTTCAACTTAGTAAAATAATTATCCTTACTCCACTTAGCAGCCCATAGATCTAAGTTCCTACGGTTATCAAAAGTATCACCTAGGTCAAGGACAGTATCGATCCCGCGTTTTTTTAGGGTAGGAAAGAAGACATTATCATAAAACTTCTTAAAGAAATCATGGAAGGTACGACTAGATTTCCTTGCACCAAAATGCTGATCAGTTATTATTGCTATCTTCATCTTGCTTTTAAAAGGGGTGGGAGCTTACCAGTCATTGCCATACCAAAGAAATTCAATGTTAATCTAGGTTTAGTTCCAAAAGTTTGCACTCCATGGTGAACTTTGTTATTGAACATTACAAACCTATTGTATACATTCTCAACCTTAACAGTCTCAATGTATTGGTCATGAGCAGAATCATATGCTCTGTTATACTCATCAATATTAATCTCCTCACCTCTATATAATTTCTCCTTCATGGATATCTCATCTGCATACTGTAGAGCATACCCATTCTTGACACGATAGATCGACGTTCCTGTATCTGGTTCAGGATCTTTTCCTAAGTATACTATGCCACCAAAGAATGTGTCAATGTCTTGATGGATCCATCCTCTATTCCTTCTATCCCACTTGTCACCCGCAAAAGGTTCTATCCTTTGGAAGTGTAGTTGCATGTTCCAATAGTCAGGTGCATGGTCATGGAATAATAGATGGAGTTTCTCACCAAAGTAATTGAAGAACCTATCATTCTCCAGGTGCATCATCTTTGTTCTAGTACCTGGCCAATTACCTGTGTCAGGGGTGACGTATTTCATCCCCTCTGCCATCTCTACTATTTGATCAGGATTCTCAAAGAAGTCATCTACAATTGTAACAGGGTATGTCACTTAATCCTTATCTCTACGTTCTCCTTGATGGTATTATAGTCTGAATGACCTGTCTTATCATCGGTGTGGAACACCTGATCATATCCAGACTTAGTTAAAATCTTGTTCTTGATCTCTAGCTGACGTTTCTCTTTCTGAATCCTTCTAAGGAATGCGTAGTATATAATCTGAGTAAAGTATGCAAAGGGGTTGTTTGACTTTGCTGGATTAAAATTCTCTATGTATTGTACACAGTTCTCAATGCCATCACATATCATATCCTCTCGGAACATGTAATTGACAAAGTTTGGTTTGTATGATAAATGAGTAGCAATCTTTAAAAAGCATTCCCCGATGTAATTACTAATGCGAGGTCGGGGTGTACCCGCTTCCTTCGCTTCAGCACACTTCTTTTTGAAAATAACAAGTGCTTCTAGGAACTCTTTATTATTTACATAATGCTCACTCTGTACCTTCTTTCTAACTGCCATGTGTTTATGGTTGTGTACATATATTTTATATCAAAACCACCACAATGTCAATGGGGGCTTGACAAGGTTATGAAATCCCTGTACAATACGAGTGTGCGAGGTCAGAAGGGGTTAGCCTTTATTAAATATCTTATTGAGTTGTATACGAGCTTCTTCTACTGTAGATATTCTTCCTGCATCTGTAATGGTGTCACCATTAAGTCTCCTTAAAGACATTGCATAGAATATTTGAACCTCAGTATCTACTTCGACAACAGTAATAACTTTATCTTTAGGAATTATAAATTGTTCCTCGCGTGAAAATTTCATCCATGGAGAAACTTTTGCTCCTTGTTTATTACCTTGTAGTGTGACCTCTTCAACCTCTATAGGGTTCTCTATAATTATATAGTCGCCATTTTCATCATGTACATGGGTAGAGACAGCAAGAATTTCCTCACCCGATACTAATTTTATAGCGGCGAGAAATTCTGGTCGTTCCATTTTACTTTCCGATTCTGACATCGATGAACTCATAGTTAAAGTTTTCTTCATTGTATATTTTCACACGTTCTACAAGATGGTTCAATGTATAGTTTCTTTGTGCTCCTTTAGATATGTTGTCTGCAATGTCATAGAGCACTGCTTTCTTTTTATCTACTCCCCTTCTGAGGACTCTGCCAATGGATTGGAGATTTCTAATTCTGGACTTGCTGGGGCTAGCGAACACGATGTTATGGAGATTCCTAATATTGATACCAGTACTAAAAGTCCCATAGCTGGCAACAATGATTGAATCTTGCGTAGTTTCAGCGATCTGTCTTGTCTTTTCTCTGTCATCTGTTTCCACTCCTCCATGGACTAAAAAGACCAAGCGGTCTTTCCCTACCTTATTATTTATCAACTCAAATAATGGCATACCATGCCGTTCAACGTAGTTGAACAGGACAAGTGTGTTCCCAGACAAATCACAAACTAAGTTGCGAATGAATCTATTCCTTCCCTCATGCTCAACAAGATAATCCATCTCTTGCTGATAGGTATCAAATAATTGTGGTGGGTGTTTGAGTACTAGTACTTTGATCTCAAACTCAGAGAGATGACCCTGTTCAATAAGCCTCTCTGTCTTAGTAACCCTATCAACCGTACCGAAGACACCCTCTAGTACTAAACGATTAGTCTGAGTGCCATCTAAGGTACCTGTGAACCCTACGCGATACTTACAGTCATATAGTTTATTCATTATATTGGTCAATGACTTAGCTTTGAATAGATGTGCTTCATCTCCTATGATAGCACCAAAGTCATTGAAATAGTTTTTAGGTAATTTATATACTGACTGCCATGTAGTTATGACAACATTCTTCTTGGAGTTAGGAGATGCTCCTGCATATACTTTGTGACAATGAAACTCTGAGTTCCATCCATAGTCTTCAAAGTCCTTATACATCTGTTCGACGAGTGATGTAGTAGGAACTACTATGAGTGTCTTTAAATCCTTCTTCTCAAAAAATCTAGTAAGTGCATATATCATTAAGGACTTGCCAGATCCTGTAGGTGACAATAGTAACTTACGCTTATTACGTAGGGCTTCGTAGATACCCTTGTACTGATAGTCCCTTACCTTGTGTGGCAGATTCAATGACTTAACGAACTCACCTACTCCTTCGGGCGTAATGAACTCATCCACCATCGATGGAAGTCCATAAAATTCGTTGTCCCGATGGATGACTTCGTACCCCCTTTCTTCGCAAAACGAAGTAATATAAGGGAGAAGACCAACATAAATCTCGCCTGTACCTGGGGAGAATAATTTAATTTTCCCATCCCAAAACCTCTTCTTGTACGCTGACATGAACT